TTTATGTCTGCTGCAAAAGGATTTTATCGTGTTGACAGACAATCCTACAGTTTCTGCAATCTTAGAAAACGACATTCCCTTTGAACGCAATGTGAGTACAGTAGATTTTTGTGCATCTGTCATTGAAACCACCTCCTACTTTACATAGGACGGAAATATGGCTTTTGAGTACCGAAAAACAAAAAATCCCCACGAAATATGAAAAAATCATATCTCGTGGGGATCGTTATCAGATGTCAGCCTTGTTCACCCAACCGGTCACATAAGAACCGGTAGGTGTTTTTCCGCAGTTTGCAGAAGAATTTGTAATACGCATTCTGCCATTTATCACTTGTCCATCATAGAGATAGTACGTTCCGGATTTCTTTGTTCCGTTTTTGGCTGTGCTGGAGGAATACAAAGTGACATTGTTCAGCGTAATTTTTGTGTCTTTTGTATATGTCTTTTCAGCAACGGTATATACCGCTTTGCCTGAATTATCAAAAACGCTGTAACCTGCCTTGCAGGCTTTCTTTGCATTTTCCAGAGAAGAATATGCTCCAATCTGGCTCTTAGCGTCAGACCAGGACTTTCTTACTCTGTAAAGCTGATTTGCAGGTGTAGGATTTGAAGTTGTAGAACCAGTATTCAGATAAGATTCGACCTTCTTCTTAAATTCCGCCCAATGTGGCAGAATGTAGGCAGGACACATCTTGTAAGAATTTTTTGCAGTATTGAGATAGTCCACAGTACCACTTTTCCCGTCACGTACATTCAGCCAATGGGTATGAGTGTAGAGGTGATTAATGTCAAGACCATACTTCTTCAGAAGTGCTGCGGCAAGTCTCGCACAGTTGTCTTCCGACTTCTTATCCGTAGAATTATACGCAGATGACATAATGCATTCAATGGCAATCGTTCTGTGGTTGCCGTTGCCGCTTCCATCAGCGGCGTGCCAGCCACTAAGCGTTAAAGGTAGATTCTGCCACGCACAGGTGTTGTCCACATAATAATGCACCCTGACATCTTTCATATTGCCATTGTAAGTTGCTCTGGTATACTGTTCTGCAGGAGTAGTTCCGCTTGCTACCGAAATCCAATCGGTATTGTGAACAGTGATACCGATAACTTTGCCCTCCATAGAAACGGTGGGCATTGCTATACTGTTTGGATTGTGTTTGGTGAGCAGATACTCGTTGATTTTTACTCCATTCAGAGTAGATGTGTTATCAGGTTTCAGAATTGCCATGATCAGATTCCTCCTTGTCAGTTGTTTCTTCCATTCTGCCAACCTTGGTTTGCAGAACATCAATTGCTTTTTTGAATACCGGCGGATAGGGTACGCCCATCAGTGTGGTGTTTTCTACAATAGACAGCAGCTCGTTCAGACAAAAGCTGATGCAGACTGCGTCACGTATGTAGTTTGTGCCGATGAGAATATCAATTCTCACACCAACCACAACCATCAGCAGAATACAGAACTTTTTCGCAAGACCAATCCAGTCTGCCTTGCTGTTGAGTGCTCCGCTTTTGCTGTGCTTGGATTTTCCCATAATTGCAGTGACGAGACCTGTTGCAAAATCGATACCCATGAACACTACAAGTGTTGCAAGAGCCGAGTCCCATCCGCCAAACAGCGTGGCAATAAATCCGCCTACAATGCCTGCAATTGTACAGATCCATTCTTTCATAAACATCATCCTCCCATAAATTTGATTGATTTTACCATCGGATGTGAATTGTCCGATGTGCCTTTGAAGGCAAGATAATATTCTCCATCCGGTACATTTTCCAATGACTGCATCACGGAAATATATGTATCGGAATAAAGCCATTTGAATTGTAAAGTTACTGCATTTCCTGCCTGAATTTCCCCATAGATATACTGAGCCAGTTCAGCCCCGGTCTTATCAGCTTTCTTCACCAGATAAAATTCAGCGTCCTGTGATGCGCCGACTGTATAGCTGAGAATCAGATTCATGGAAGAAGTGAGAGCAACCGGTGTCAGGCAAAGCACAAATACAGTTCCTGCCCAGCTGAAATCCGACTGATTGAAGTACAAAGCATAGTCATTCTCTGCACAGCAGAAATGGGGATAACTTTCCGCAAAGCCTGCAAGTGAACGGTAACCATCGTTGTAATAAGTGTAGACGCTCTCACCATATTTCTGCAAAGCATCACTGCCGGAAGAAAAGACCGTGATGTATTCAATACCGGAGCGGCTTTCAAGAGCGATAATTCTGGTTTCAAGAGCAAGGATTTCTTCTTCCTTTGTCTGAAAATCAAACTGAACAGAATCTCTTAGCTGCTGAGTGTCGGCATCAAACGAATCGCATCTGCTTGTAAGACCCATGATATAATCCATAGTGCTATCCTGCAAAGACTGTAATTTCTGCTGCAGTTCCTCAAAATCTGCTTTATCCGGATAATCTGATATATCAGGCGTGATGCCGTCTTTTCCGTCATTCCCTGGAGGACCCTGTTCACCATCCTTGCCATCAGAACCTCTCAGGCTTTCAAGCCACTCCGCTTCTGTGCCAATAAAGCCATTTGCAATGGCAATTTCATATGCAGATTTTCCGTCAGTTCCAGGAGCACCGTCAATGCCATCTTTACCGTCCTGTCCATTTGTTCCGTCAACTCCATCTTTTCCGGGCTGTCCGTCGGTACCGTCTTTTCCGTCTTTACCTCTCAGGCTTTCCAGCCACTCTGTTTCTGTTCCGGTAAATCCATGCTCTACAGCAATGATGTATGCGGATTTTCCATCAGTTCCAGGAGCACCGTCAATGCCATCTTTACCGTCCTGTCCATTTGTTCCGTCAGTTCCATCTTTTCCGTCAGAACCTTTCAGGCTTTCCAGCCACTCAGTTTCTGTACCAATAAAGCCATTCTCTACAGCAATCTCAAATGCCGACTTGCCGTCAGCTCCCTTTTCACTTATCTTTTGAAGCAACTGCTGATAAAGGTCGGGCGTTGGCGGTACATTGCTGCTCTCACCGTCAAAACCAGACGGTCTGATATGCAGCGTTTTCACAACCGTTGTTGCCCTGACAGTTTCCGATGATTCTGCATCATAACCGAAAAGAGACATTTTCACAGCACCAGCAGCGAGTTCTGCCGGCAGCACACAGCTTGTCTCATCAAAGCCAAGAACTCTGTTGTAGGTGAACTCGTCCTGAGTGAACTGTACCACCTTATGCAGCGGTTTCCAGCTGTTATCAAATACAAAGTGTATCTTTACAAAAGCAATCTGGTCAGCTGCAATGACCTCATGCTCCAGAGTTTCGATGTTTTGTCCCTTTACAAGAAATTTTATCATGCCTTCACTTCCTCCCAAGTTTCCGCATCTGCATCATATTCCATATATCCGTCCAGGCACTGAATCCTGACAAGCGGACTATCTACTGTACTGCTTGAATGACCGTCCCAGTTGGTGTTCTTTTTTACTGCACTCCATTCAGCAAGACTGCCCTCATAAGTGATTTGCGTGAGGCTTTCACAGTAGTTGAAACAGCCGCCGATAAGTTCTGTTGTGCTTTTGGTGATCGTGAAATTCTTCAGCTTGATACAGCGTACAAACATTCTGTCACCGATGACCTTACCGCTATATCGAACGGTTTCAAGCTTCTGACATTCTCCAAACGCCTGTTCACCGACTGTTGTCACAGATGCAGGAATGG